AGGCCATGCTTCTACCCCCAACGCAATGCAGGGGGGAGCGAGTGGCAACCCAATAGAGTCTTTGCCTGAGATGCGGCGAGTTGACGCTGTGTGCGCCCAATACGACAGCCCCAACAGTGTAACCTTCTCCCTCCATGTCTCGACATACTCTATCGAGCCATCCATACCTAATTGCGCTTTCAACTTGCTCCCCAAAGATTGTGACAGGACGGCATGCGCGGATAAGCCTAAAGAATTCCGGCCACAAGTCTCGGGGGTCATTAGTTCCCTCTCTTTTTCCGGCGCTACTAAATGGCTGGCATGGACATGATCCTGTCCATACTGGGCCTTTCCATCCGGCAAGTTCAAGGGCAAGCGGCCATCCACCGATTCCCGCGAAGAAATGGCATTGCTCAAATCCATTAAGTTGTTCGACGGAAACATCGTTAATTGATCGTCCATCCACGTTCCCCTGTGGTAAATGATTATTCTCTATTAGTTTTTCAAGCCACTTGCACGCAAAAGGCTCGAAATCATTGTAATAATTCATAATGCTCGCACCTTATTCGGGTTTCTTATTTTTGCTGCTATAACGTCGTAATATTTACCGTTGCGGCGGATGGTGAGGGATTCGGTTTGTTCCAGGATCGCGGCGGGTAGGTGCATATCGCTGGCGGCTTCCTCTGCCGTATTTGGCGTCGGCTCTCCGAAGCGAATACGCCACCAATCACGCGCCTTCTTTGCGGCATACCCCATATGTTCAAAGCAAAGAAATTCTGAAACCATACGGGCGCCGCCATCGTGATACATTACTCGCAGGGTTTTCGGCTTTCCGTCTCTCTGGCGGATTTCCACGGCAACGTCCGCGGGTGTAAATATTTCGGGTTCCGACAGGATCGGTAACGCGGCTGCTTTTGTTTCATGCTTGACGGCCCTAGGGGGGAATTCGTATCCGCATTGCGGGCATTTGAGGCAACCCGCGGCGATGATTTCGGCGCACTCGGGGCACTCTTTACCGGGCGGCTCTCCGGTACCGTCTCCGGCCGTTTTCGAGTCCATGCCAAGCGCATCAATTGGGCCATGCCGCTGCGTATTACCTGAAAAGTCGAGTACAAGGCAATTAGTTTTCGTCGGATGTAGGCGTAATCCTCTTCCCACTTGTTGGTAAAAGAGTCCGGGCGAGGCTGTCGGCCGCAAGAGTACCACACAATCAATCCGCTGTGCATCGAATCCCTCGCTTAATACGTTCACGTTGCATACCCCCCGCAATTCGCCGGCCGTAAATCGGCGTATGGTCCGGTCCCGCTCGTCTTTGGGCGTTTCGGCGGATACTACGGGCGCGTCGAATTGCTTGGCGGAAAGCTCCCGGCTCACTTGGTGCGCGTGCTGGACGTTAACGCAAAAGAAAATGATGGCGTTGCGATCTTTGGCGCGGTCGAGGGTTTCGGCTACGGCTCCGCGTACTAATTCCTCGTCTCCCATAATGGCCATTAGCTCGGCCGTGTCGTATTCCCCCTTCTTAATGTGTACTTTGGATACGTCGGCAACACGTTCGCCGGCCTTGCTGGTCAATTTGCATAGGTATCCTTGGGCGATTAGGTCCGCTACGTTCGCTTCGTAGCAGATATCGTTTAGGATGTGATCGGGTCCGCATATCGGCCCCCCGTCCAGGCGGTACGGCGTGGCGGTCCATCCGATTACGCGTGTGTGCGGCTTGCCGTGCAACCTGGCCCACTCTTTGGCCTCTGCGAGGAATTTGCGGTACGTGGTTTCGCCGGCGAGCGGTATACGGTGGGCTTCGTCTACGAAGATTAGATCGAACGGCGGAAATTTGCTGGCTTTGCGGTGGATACTCTGAATCGAGGCGTAAGTAATGGAGTAATTGGCGTCTTTGCGGCCTAGTCCGGCAGAGTAAATACCAATGGGTGCAGCCGGCCATATGGCGCGCATCTTCTCTACCCCCTGCGTGAGTAGCTCGCGTACATGCGCCAATACGAGTACGCGAGTTGATGGCCATTGGGTGAGGTATTGCTGAATCTTCCACGCCATCAACGGCGTTTTTCCGCCTCCCGTTGGAATTACAACACATGGATTACCCGTGCTGGCTGCAAGGTAAGCGTCCAGTGCGTCTCCGGCTTCGGTTTGGTATGGGCGAGGTTCTATGCTGCCTCCCTGTAAACATCAGCAAGGCGTTTATTTGTTAAATCTACTTGGGTCTGCCTTACGTCTATTCCGATGGCGTCTCTTCCGGCCTTAACCGCGCTGGCCAGTGTGGTTCCGCTTCCGCAAAATGGATCTAGTACAACTCCCATCGGTGGACAAAATGAGCGTATTAGGAAATTGGTTAGGCTCTCTGGATATGGCGCCTCGTTTTCGTGTGCTAATTTGTGTCCCATTAATCCCCCTCCAACCTTGCACTTAATAACATTTCCGGGGTTTGCCAATTTTGGTTTTGCATACCCTCGCGTATTTCCTTGGGAAGTCAATTTTCCATATCTTGACTCGTTTGCACGTCTGCCGTCCGTGTGGCGGTTGCTGCATCTTCCTCCGGTGTCATATTTCGGCGGCGTCCCCATTGCGGTATTGTCGGACCACGGTAATTTACCCCCACTTGTTGCGACTACGATAAATTCGTAGTCGTTTCGCAACCAGTCCGGCCCGCCACTTCCAGGAATTCCTACCCGATGAAAAATCGGCGGCTTGCGTAGTGTAATTCCGGCGCGGTGTAAATCTGCCATCAAAAGGGCGGGTGTGGCACTCCATCTAAATTGGCGTGTCTGTCCCTCCAAAACCATGAATACGGGTCCAGTGCATACACGTAACCATTCGCGGAAACCTGCGACCATCCAATCCACCCAATCCTGTCCGGATAGGCTGAAACCCAACTCTCCGTACAGCCTGGCCAGTTCATACGGCGGGCTGCCGCAAACCATATCAACGCACTTATCCGGTAGATACGTGTTGATCGCGTCTCCGTGGAATACGTGCGCTGTTGGATAGGATGAAAATGGGATAATCCTATTCAAAAGGGTACGTCCTCCGCTTCGCGTTTGTCACGCAAAAAAACCCTGTTTGTAATTGGGTCGCGTTGCATTAAATGGAGTGGGTTGATGCAATCTCGGCATCGGCATTCGTGGTCAATGTCGTTTCCCTGCTCTATTGGTCCGTTAAAGACGGCGTATGATAGGCGGTTGGCGCGGTACTTCTTACCGCGGTATTTCAATTCGGCGTACCCATCTTTATCCTTGTGGCCTTGCCATATCCAACACGGCGTAGCGTGGCCGGTGTCTTTTTCGATACACCAGTCGGCTAGACGCTTGATAAGGTGAAGCGCCATCATGTGGGGCAACCCGTTTCCAGGTGAATATTGCGGCGGATGTCCATCGGGTCGCGGCATGGTTCACCTTTTAAACGAGTCGTCTGATTTCTTGAGGGCTTTGGCGGGCTTCCCCGTTTTCAGGTCCGTAACCGTTGTAGTGGTGAAGGTGGCTGCGTACGCATCCCCAAGCAATTTACGTACGGCCCCGAATTTGAACGGATTCGAGGAAAGGCAATCGGCGAATGCGGCGAAATCGCCAGCTATTTTGTCGAGGATCTTTTCACAAGCGGCGCGTACGTCTTTACACGCTTCCTTCTTTTCGGTTCCGACGTAATACCGTACCGTGTCCGATACGATTAGATCGCGTTTATTTTCCTGAATCCATTCGATGGCTATTTGTTCGGCCAGTTTCACGAGTTCGCGGGCCTCGGCGGCGTGTGCTTTGGCTGAGTTAAGCGCGGTCAATACCTCGTCCTGGGTGCTGGATGGCCCGATGGCGTGGATTATGGCGCGGAGTGGGTCCAGGAAACCCGCTTGGGCCTGCAATTCCTGTTGTTCTAGTCCGGCGTCTGCGGATTTTGACATGGTAAACCTCAAACGTTGAATCTGGTTTTTGGATCCGCGGCGCGTTCGGCGGCTGCGTTTATCCACTTTTGGCGGGCGTTGGGTTCGTCCGGTGGCGGCGGTGTAATCTCTGCCGGCGTCGGTGTCTGCTCTAATACGGTGGCACCTACTACGGCCTTTAACTTGTTGATTGTCGGATTCCCCACTAGATCCATGCTCAATCGTCCAAGCTCTGCCGATTTGTACCCTCCCTGGCGGTTAGAATTCTCAAATTCCGTCCCGTCCGGCCTCCGGTACTTGGTCCAATCGTCGCCGCACTCGATAAGCTTGGCGCCGGCGATGGTCAATGGAATAAACAGATGATGATTACAGGCGTATTCCTGCTCTTCCGGCTTTAATCTTCGGCCGTCCCTATTACACTTCCATAGGGGGGAAACAAAATTCGTATCCGGCTCTGCCCATACGCACGAACGGCAGGATGGCGTAGGTATGGCCTTCCCGTAGCACACGCACGAATAGACACATTCCTTACAGGTTTTGTGCGTGGCGTCCTTTCCGAGTGTCGGCGGCGGTTCGGTGGCTTGTACGGCGTCGGCCAGTGCTGCGGAAATGGTTTCGTATGTGGCGTGGTGGTAGTGGATTCGTTCTGAAAAAACGTCTAGTCCTTGAATACCCGCACCGATTAGCATGGCGCGATCGAGTTTTAAACACCTCATTAGCCATTGCGCGCGGTAGAAAGTCGGTTTGTCCGCGGCATGGGCGCCGCTGCTCTTAACGGTGTGGAATTGGGAGGGGGAATAGAATTCGATGATTACAACATGCCATGTTTTGGGCGCCTCGGGGAATCCGCAAGCGACGGCCGCGGCGGTGGCGCCGGCGTGTCCACCCAATATCGCGCATTCAATTGGGCCTCCGGTGGCGGGGTCGTTTTGGTGTACCTGGGAAGCAACCTGGCGCACTAGGCGTAGAATTTCTATTTCGTCCTCGGCGCCAAGAGGAAACGGCCGTCCGGTCGCCGGTTCCATCCACGCATCCCCCATCCACCGAAAGACATTCCACGCGTAACGCTTACAAGGGTTTGCGGCGATGGCGGCGGGGTCAAGCCTAGGAGAATGTACGTTGTTGCGGTGTGCGCGAAGTTCTCTCAACGCGTCGGCTGTTGGAGTCGAAGTTGTGCCGGGCAATTCTGCCATGCGCGTACGCTCTCCATGTGCAACGGCGCGGCGCGATTAGCTGGCTGCGCCGTTGCTCTGGCTGGAAGGAAGGAAAAGCTTGGTTATTCCCGTATTAGAACGGTGGATCTTGGGGTGCGGGCGCCGCGGCCGGTGCTGCCGAGGGTCGTTGCCACGGCGGGGCGCCGGTGGGCCTGGCCGCGGGGCGATGGGCGGGCGGTTTGGGAGTGGTCGAGGTCGCCGCGGGCTTCGGTGCGGTCGGCCTCGGTTGTGCCGCGGCCGGCGTTGCGTTCGCGAGCGGCTTGGCGTCTTTGAAATTGTTACTCAAGCGGTCGGCGTACTGGCCTTTGCCTGGTTTGGCGTCGATCTTGATCCAGAACGGCTTTCCATGAAGTTCTGCGGTATCATTGCGGAGTCCGAAGGGTTGGCCGCAAGCCTCGCAAAGCCGCTTCAATTGGCTGCGTCCGATTTCCGCGGCCTTTGGGTTCTGGTTCTCGTAATTAAAGCGAAGCATAAGCAAGGCGCCGGCGTGTTCCCCTTCCAATACCTCGAATTCGTACTTAACAAGCGTTCCGTCTCCGGCCGTCGTCGGGTCAACTGACGACCCCACGGCCTGAACCTTGTACGCTCCGGCCGGCAACGGCTCGAACGGTTTCAGGTCGGGAATATCTTCCGCGTTAAATTGTCCGATTTCTGCCATAAAAACACGTCTCCTAATTTGATTCAAAAAAAAGCTGCCGGGGCGTAAATGGCTTTTCAGTCATTCAGGGGGTTACCCGGCAGAATTAACGGCTTTTTGATATTCCGCGTCGAAAGCGGCATAACTTAGAGGCAATTCAAAAGGCAATGGAAAGCGGCAACCGGCAGGGAAAGCGGGGCGGGCTTCGGTGTAAATGACTCGTTCGCCGGCGCCGGTGGCGTGGTTGATTTTCTTTTTCCCGTCCCCCATTCCAGTCTCACCTACCTTGCTGGTGTAAATTTTGGTCGTGGCGAATAGGATCGCATCGGCCCAACGCTTGATGGCGTCGAAAATGCTTTCGCGACATTCAACGCGGTAGGTGTCATAGGGGTCGGCCAGTGGGTCGTTAAACGTCTTAGGCTGTGTTTTGATGTGAGCAATGAGGATACAGCCCATTCCGCGGGCGTCCCTGAGATAGTCCAGCCAGTCTAAAAAGGTACGTGCGTGCTTAATTAATACGGCTTCCTGATGTCCGTATCCACCCCCCAATTTGGCCACACTGGCGCACTTCTCTTCCCTGCAAGCGTAATCGCAAATCATCGGCTCAAAGGTCGATAGCGAATCGAGTACAACCGTTTTGTATTCGTGGTCGCTGTCGAGGGCCGTTAACGCCTCCATTGCGTTTTCAAACGCCTGAACGGGCGGGAATTTTGGCGCGTCGATGAAGTCTAAACCCGTCTCGCCTTTTACCGGGATAAAGATCGGATTTGGGGCGCCCGCCGCGAACGTGCTCTTCCCGATCTTCTCGCGTCCGGGTAGAACGATCCGCGGAGGAAGTATGTTCCTACCGGTAGAAATATCCGAAATCGTGAATGGCACTTGACGCAACCCCAATAGCGATGTAGGTTTACACTGTATATGTCACAGAATTAGGCGGTTTTGGAAGGAGAATTGCCGTGCGAAACATTATTTTTGCTGTGCTGTTTTTGGCTTTGGCCAGCGTTGTTCGCGCCGATTCTATTGACGAGTCGGAGGCCCAAAGGAGAGGCGTTTCTGTTCAGGTTATTCAATTGGAGAGGGCTAAACAGAGAATTGCGGACTTAGAAAAACAGGTCGCTGAACTAAAACAGCAATTGGCCGCGAGCAAAGACGATAAGAATGTTTCGGCTGCAACCACTGCCACGGCACCTGCCCAAACCGCTTCCAAAGAATCCAAAAAAGACGTTGTTGGCGACACAACACCAACACCGTCTACGCCGTCGGTTTCCGGATCTTCTGGTAAAACGGTTCACGTTAACGGGTACACGCGAAAAGATGGGACTTACGTCAGGCCATACAACAGAAGGCCACCATCTAAGTGAAACATATTGGGGTAAAACGCGAATCACACAACTTGCGTTTTGCCCTTTATTTCATTGAGTTACATTGCGGGCATACGGCCGCAAGTGCTTTCCTGTCGTCCTCTACGCTCCAATGCGTGTAATAACCAAGTGTAATGGATACGTCTCGATGGCGGGCGAGTCGCTGAGCAATTGTCGGATGTACCCCCGCCCTAGCTAACCGCGTTACGAACGTATGCCGTAGTCCGTGAAAGCTTACCCCCTCCGAGTTGATGCCGGCCGCTCCGCAATCTGCCTGCAACTGCTCGGCTGCATGGTCGGGGACATTGAATATTGCTGCATCTTTGGCAACGTCCATTTCCTTAATCATCTTCACCACTTCCGGCGCGATCGGGATCGTGTCTACTCGGTCGGTGTGGCGCGGGTCTTTTCCGTGAATGGTCAAGGTTGCGGCTTTCATATCGAAATGTTCCATCCTCAACCCCGCGCATTCATCCGAACGTAATCCAGTAGAGAGAGCAAAGCGGTACAACCTGCCGCGGTCTTTGGCGTGTTTGTCTGTCCATTTGAGTAGGGCGATTATCTCCTCATCGGTCAAGGCGCGGCTATCGCGGATCGCGGCGCCGCGGGTTTCTCGTTTGGGGTACTTATGAAGTGGGTATCGGCTTATAGCTCCGGCGTTCTCTGCCCATTTCAAAAAGGCCTGTAGGCTTCCCACGCGGCGGTTTATGGTGCGTGCGGAGTTTGGGTCGCCGGCCTGGTCGCCTCGCTTGTCCTCTGGCTCCTTTAGCCATGCCCGATATTGCTCGTCTGAGTTCACGAGGGAAATTACCCAACGGTCTACGGCTTCTCGGGTAATGGCGGAAGCGGTGGCCACTCCGGCGAATTCGGCGAATTGTCGGATATCGGATAGGGTGTAGGCGATATGGTTATCCGATCTGCCTCCAGCTCGTAATGCGTTACTATATTCGGCGATGTGGTTGGCTATTGGTTTTTGTCGTTCGTCCCTGCGCCTTGTCTCCTCAGGGTCTACCAACCCCGAGGCGATAGCCCTATCCTCATCCTCCAATTTTTGCGCCATTTCCAGCGTCTTATCTTTGTGGGTAAAACCTACCTTCCAAACCTGTTTTCCATGTCGGTCGGTGTAAACCCCGGTCCATTTTTTTCCACGTTTAACTACAAAAGCCAT